CAGTCATAGTAAGGCTTGTCGTAGTTGGGTGGAGTGGTTTTCTCGTTAGCTTAAACTACATCTCTATACCAGGCTATGCAAATGAACCCAAGGATATCACCTTCCCGGCCAGCTTGCTGACTGCCGGAATCAGTACCTTTGGCATTGAGGCATCTCGTAAGAAGGGAGATGGTATCAATAGAAAAGATAATGCTCCAAATTTAACTAAAGCTGATTTCGAAAAGCTTATAGAGAAGGCTTCACAATCTGCTCCTACTCAGATACTTCGTATCGAACAGGCACCTATAAAGATTGTTACCGAGAATAAATCACAGTAGTATTTGTTTAACTACATTTAATTATGGAAACTGTAATCGCCAATCTTAAAAAACAACTGCTTGATCAGAGAACAGAACTTAGTACGAACATTAAAAATAGTGAGGATAATTTAATTCGTACAAAGGAAGGGTTTTTAAAGGTGGAAGGTGCTCTTGAGCTTATTAACATCATTGAGACAGAGATGTCTAAAGTAGAAAAACAAACAGATGAAGTTATCGAAGAGGTAATAGGGAGTAGCTGATGACTGAAGAATTCACACAAGGAAGATTCAAGGCTCTGGGATTAGTATCTCAATATCTTAAATCTCCTTCTCGTGAGTTACTTCTTGAATCAATTTACTGTGATGTTAAGGAAGAAGATCTTCGCTGGGTAACAGAAAGATTTCATTATTACACACTCCGATTGTTAGAAGATGTTGAAGAAAAAATTAAACATTCTAGAAAATCCAGTAATAACTGAATGAGGAAAATGTATGCACATTAGGGTTGACCTAATGAAGCATGAATTGCCCATGTTCCATACGGAAAATGATTTATTACAAAACCTTGTTGTTACCAGTCCGAAGAGTGCGAGAAAGAAATTTAGAGAAAGTATTTTTGAATCGTGGGAATGGAGATGTATGTACTGCGATGAAGCACTGACAGAAATAACAGCTACGATTGATCATATAAAACCGAAAGTAAAAGGAGGACATTCGACTAGAAATAATATGGGTCTTTGTTGTAGTAAATGTAATTCCAGTAAAGGATCACAATTGGTATTTGATTACTATAATAAATCTCATCCCTGTTATTCAGAAGCGAGGGCTAGTAAAATAAAAGAATGGATTGACCAGCATTTTGTAGTATGGTCATTAAAACCCGGATAAACTGATGAGAGAAAGAACATCTAATGACAGACCAGCAGCGTTAGAAGCTAAATATGATCCAAATGATCCAGAACAATCTAGAGAGTTAGGAGTACCTGCAGAGGCTGATATTTTTTTAAAAGCTTTTGCAAAAAATTTAACAGATAAATCTATGAAAGGAGATATGAGAGGATCTATGGGAGGGTATAGATAATGAGGGATGCTAAAGAATTCTTAGAAGATTATGATGTTGAAGGCGTCATTAGAAAAATTCAGGATGAAAGAGGTCTTGAAGCAGGGGAAAGATCTATGAAAGGTAAAGTTGGAAGAGAAATCAATGCTCCAGAAAGAGTAAGTAATTACATGTAATGGCTAGTCGTAAAGAGGCTAAAAGTAAAGCCCAGATGAGAAAAGATAAGATGAAATGTAACAAGCCTCAAAGGGCTCCAAAGGGTGCATCACAAAAATATATAGTTAAAGCCTGTGCTAAAGGTGAAGAAAAAATAGTAAGGTTTGGATATAGAGGTATGCAGGATTTCTTGCAACATAAAGATCCTAAACGTAGAGCAAGTTTCAAAGCTCGCCATAAGTGCTCAGAAAAGAAAGATAAACTTACCCCTGGTTGGTGGGCTTGTAACTACAATTGGTAGTTGCCAAAACTAAATTTCACGATAGTTTAGTGTCATGCAATGTTACTACTGCGATTCTAAACTAATTCAAAAAGGTTCTAATCGTCTAGATAATGACGATGATTATCGGGATACTTTTGATTTTGTTACTTATCTGGACTGCTCTAGATGTGGAGCTACAGTAGAAACTTATCGAAGACCAATACATATTATTTCTAAATTACATACCAAGAGGGAAGCAGCATGAATTGTTGGTCTTGTAATCATGAGTTGATATGGGGAGGAGATCATGATGGAGAGGATTACTGCAATGAAGAATATAATATAGTTACTAATTTACATTGCCCACGATGTGAAGCATTTGTATTGGTGTATCACTCTCCAAAAGATCCAGAGGATAGAATAGATACTGCTCCATGTTCTGTTGAAGATGATACACCTATTTGTGATATCTAAATAAGAGACCAGGCTCTATACCATTTAGTAAGAATATATTTTTTACCTTTAATGGGAGGCATTGCCTCATGCATAGTTTTATAATTAGGCCATCCAAAACCATAGAGATTGTTCCAAAAGACAGCCAGTCCACGTTCAGGTTTAATTTTTAAATTGAGATATTTGAAATGTGTTTCACCACCTTCTTTTACATCATTTAGATAAATCATAAATGTCCAGGTTCTCTGTCCCATCCATTCTGTATAGGTTTTATATTCTGCAGAAAGAGGATGATAAGAATCCCAGTGAGCTTTATAGAATTCACCTTCCTCATATTTCTGACCCTGTATAGACTCTCCTAAAAAAGGATCTAAATCTAAGTAATGTCCTATCTTTATAGTCAGATCAGCTCCTAGTTTTGTCAGATGAGGACTAAAGTTGCAGGTCATAGATGTTCTATATGGTGATATCATCACTCTGTCATCTTCATTAGAAACTGATGAAGGATGTAATTCAGTTTCCATATATTCAATAGCTTCTTTACATTCTTCTTCACTTAAAAAATTCTTTTGCAAGTATATTTGTGTGAAAGGATACTTTAATTTCTCTGCTGTGTCAGGTATTTTTAGATCATAAAATTTTTTAAAATTTATAAATCTGGGTTTCTTTTTGAATTTATGTCTCTCCATTAATTCTTTTATTTCATCTTCACCACAGTCATAATATTCTTCCATATGTCTCATAATCTGTGCTTTACTTGCACCACTGATGGCTGAGATTAAGAAATCCTGTTCTGCTGCTTCAGTAATCATAGAGTCTAGAATGGTAATAGATCTAAATATGTTCGAGTGGAACCATTTGTCTTTACTTTTATTATCATCTTTTATTCGATAAATGCTAGTAGTTCCTACATGTTAAATCAGGGTTTGAAGAGAAGTGAAGATAAATTTCATACAAAATCTATAAGAAAAAATAGAGTTTATGAAGATTGACAGCTATGGCACCTATAGTTTCTGCTGTTAGGATGGAAAATAATGGTTGATTTAATGGAAACAGAACTGTCAATGACTGAACAGTTTGCAATTCATGCCTCTGCTATTGCAATCAAAGAGTTTGATCGTGAAGAGTTGGAGGAGGCTTTTGTTGAGATGCTTTACAATAAAGCAGTAGAACGTCAGACTTTCATAGCAATTATGAAAGAACATGGCATCGATGCTGATATCAAACTATCTTTCCTAAACGCTAATCAAGTCCCTTAATACAAAATGGCTACTCGTACAATTTCAGGTACTCTAGACACTCTCGAAACAGATGGTGCTGAGATAACCTATGTCGGATCAACAGATGCCTGTGATCGCAGTGAAAATATCCGTGGTTTTCGTGTTAACCCAGGTGGCACAGGAGACATAATCGTAAAGCTTGATAGAAGCACAGGTGTTAAATCAGTTGAGATTTTTCAAGAAGATGTCTATGCAGGATCTTCTGCTCCTACTGGATATAAAGGATTTAGTAATGTAGAACAAAATGGTAAAGGTAAAGGTGCTGTCGGTATGACAGTTACTAATGCTTCTAAAGATTACCTTGTCATATTGAAAACAGATGGTTATTCTGAGGTCACCTTCGGTGGCACAGTAGATGTCCCTTAAATTAGATACTTCTTATTTAAACGAACACTCCTTAAGAATAATAAAACACTACAATCTGGCCAGAACTCTAACGGGTTCTGGTCGTTTTGCTTCTTATAAAGACTATGGAGAATCAATATGGAGAATAGGATATGGAAGTATGGAAATACATGGTAAGGTGGTGACACCTAAGACCCGTGCTACTCAGAAAGAGATTGATGAACAGTTAAAGATGGATCTGGAAGTGCTATCTCATAAACTTTCCAAGATAATATACTGGCCATTGAATCCAAAAAAGAAAGCAGCTGTCATTAGTTATGCATTTAGTAATGGATTTATTCCTTTTAAGAATTCTCAATTGTTTGAACTTATTAACTCAGGCTGTCACAAGAAAAAACTGATTAAGGAGTGGTCTCCTTTTATTAATAAAGTCTGGTTAAATAAGTCTGATTTTATTATTGATCAGCGTAGATCTGAACTCAATTTATTTTTAGCAGCAGATAAAGAAGTTCCTACTTTTCTTCCTCATAAATGTAAATCAAAGTATTGCCTTTTAAACATACATGAAACATATAATGGGAACGTAAATCAAATCAAAGGTATTAACTATCTAGAAAAAAAGATTCAAGAACTCGATCCTTCAGGGGACGTTTTACGTCGTTTCTTTCGTTATTGGAATCAAGAACCCGGAGGTTTGGGGTCCCCGAAAAACAAGTAGAGTGTTTTATCCAATCTATGAGATCCATTAATTCCAACTCTTCTGAATATCCTTCCATCAACTCATCATAATCGAGATCCAAATCCTCCATTTTCATTTTGCCAAACCCTAAGTAATACTAGATATCCGATTAAGTCTGTGATTACATCCTCATCACTCTCTAAAATATCATTCCCTTGCTTAATCCTATTTAACTTATCATCAAGTCTGACTAGGAGCTGCTCTTTAGCATTGGCTTTACTAAATACTCTAATAGGTTTTAATGCAGAATTCCCATAAGCCCGATTCTTGGCTAATAGAAGATCTCGAATATCATTACAAATCTCAGCGATTAGAGATTCCGTCCGACCTCTCTCGTCATCGGGAACAAGGTTTACAACTCCAGAACTCATTTATAGTTGGCTTTAGTAAAATATTATCATGGCTCAAAAACTCTCACAAGTCTACGATGTAGATAATAGATTCAAGGAAGCGAAAGGTGTCGCTGATAATACAGCTGGTAAAAAATTTTTACAGGAATTTAGAGCAAGAGATAAATCTCTTGGTAGCAATTTTATAGGAGACTCCAGGAAAAGTGATGATAGATTTGTTGTTGCAGCAGAAGGTGGCACCATACCTATTTCCTCAATCGGATTAACTGGTAGTCTAATAAGTAACACAGATTCTAAGCTAACCTTCAAAAATGCATTCAGAGCAGCTCAATCTTAACTATGCCTTTACCAGAATTAATGTCTACAACTTCACTTGGTGGAACCATTCATAAATATTCCATTCCAGGTGGTAAGCATTCCTTTGAACGCTATCTTGCCTGCTTCTTAGGAAGTTGTAAGTTCTGTGCCGGTTATGCAGAGGCCAGTGATCATGTCCATGCCTTACAGGACAAAATGATGATGAAGATTAATTAATTATCTTTCCGATATTAGAAAATATATATCTGAATTTATCAGAAGTAATAAACTCCATATTTGGTGGAGGTAGATAGATAAAGAATCCCCATGTAAAGGGACTCTTGAATCTATAGTAGTCGCTGCCTTTTATCAGATTTGCTCTTTTGGTAGGTATGCAGATGGGATAGTTCCACATCTCAGGATAGGCTCTCATCATCTCATGATTACAGGAAAAGAATAAGGCTTCGTAGATATTACGCAACTTCCATTCCCTCTCTAAACGTCTGAACCAGGCAATGGATGGACTCATAGCTCCTGCACCACCACGCAGACTCCATCGCCATGAGCCTCGTTTCTTGCTGTAGGAGCAACGTCCATAGGTGGGAGGAAAACAATATACCTTTCCAGTCCATGCTATATCTGTGTTTAAACCATCATCTTTCTTAGTATAGAAGTTTTTGGCGTGTATGAAATCCTTATTTGCTTTCTCTGTACTGCAGGGATCTAGATCTATATCTCCAAGCAGGGCATCAATGTAGGGAAGATACTCTACAGGAGTTATCCAGTCCTCTTCTAAATTCCATATTCTTTTTGCGTTCTCAAAGTTTCTACGAAAGGTTTCGTAACTTTTTTTCATTCGTCAGTTAGTTTAATTATCTCTTCCCGTTTAAAATGAAATAGTTTTAATCCTTTCTTGTCTTCAATAATAAATATGGATTCTTTTTCTGGATTAATTGATTCAGCTTTGGCAATCGCTTTTCTCATCACCTCTGCAGCACCATCTATACCTCGACTAGATAGATCTTCCAAGCCTGTTATTAATTCTTTTGTTGTCATATAATACATACTATTTTCTTTACTATCAGGAGCATATATTATTACTCCAGGTCCCTGTGCATTAAAGAACTTCTCATAGAAATCTGACATGTCGGCAAGTATTCTCTCAATTATGAGAGTTGCCATCTTCTCTTCGTTTTCACTTGGATTGTTCTTTAGCAGTTTCTTTAGTAGTTTCTGTCTTCGATCTGTCATGTCTAATGTATTTAAGTAGGTCAGAATTTTTTAAGGTCTGATGTAGTTTGGGTAATCCCCGATAGAGAACAACCGGTTTACCTGCGTTCCCTATCTTCTTTACTAATTTACCTTCCTTATCCCTGACCTTGATAAGTTCTTCCTGACGCAGCAGATACTCTGCTACACAACGATAACGTCGTTTAGAGTTGAGATCAATGTCAGGGAAACGATCACATATTGTGGCAGGCTGCATATCACTGAAAGCTATCCTTATCTGATCAGCTAAAGATAATCCGAGAACCATGTCATTGGTTGAGGTCTCATGCTTTTCTACCATTGTCAGGTAACGTCTGAGATCTGCATTATCAAAACTGCCTGATGGTGGTATGAACATCTCCACCTGTTCAGCTAAGGAATCAACCAGCATCTTCTCATAATTTTTAACAGTGACTTTCGATATATCTAAATCCCTAAATCTGTAGCTTTTGTACTTTGTAACCGGCTCTAATTTTATGGGATTATCCTTACCCTCC